CACATTTATACATAAGGCGAGTTTTTGAGTTAAAGGGTATTAAAACGGACATAAAAACATCATGAAAAAAGAAGAATGGCGCGAAAAAATAACAAATTCCTGTAAAAGTGCAGGAACATACCGGGAATATTTTGAGAGCGTCATTGACACTTTAGCGGAAACACTTGAAGCGAGAGACGATGCGCGAGCGAAATACTACGCTTCTGGTGCCAATGCGGTAGTCACACATACGAACAAAGGCGGGAACACTAACATAGTTAAGAATCCCGCTCTTGTTGTCGTTGATGACCTAAACAAAACAGCACTCGCTTACTGGCGGGATTTAGGATTGACTCCCGCTGGGCTGAAGCGAATCAACGAGGACGCTATGAAGGGAGACCCGAACAAGCCGTCCTTGAGCGGAGTGCTTAAAGATTTAGGTATATGAAAGCAAAAGACTATACAGGAACAGCGAAGCAATACGCGCTTGATGTAGTCGAAGGAAAGAAGATAGCAGGTGCCGAAGTGGTGCTTGCCTGTCAGCGGTTTCTTGACGATCTACAGCGTGATGATATCGAGCTGAAGCCAAGAGACCCGAACGCAGTCTTATCCATCATGGAAGGTTTCTTTGTGCATCAGCAGGGCGAGGACATACACGGCAGACCTTTACTCGGTCAGCCGTTTTTACTTGAGCCGTGGCAGATATTCTGCGTGGTGAATCTGCTCGGATGGTATTACACCGGGACTGATGAAAGACGGTTCAAGGAAGGCTGGATACAGGTAGCGAGGAAGAACGGAAAGACATCTTTCATAGCTGCCTTGGCTTTCGCTGTCGGCATATTACAGAGGAGAAGCGGTTCAAAGGTTTACATCGTAGCGAACGCGCTGAAGCAAGCCCTTGAAGCGTTCAACTTCCTAAAATTCAACATTGATTACAAAGGATTGAAAAACGATCCAGACATACGGGTGTTGGATAACTCATTCAATCATTCAATAGATTATCAGTTTCGAGATGAAGAGGGAAAGCCTGACGGGCTGTTAAGTGTCAACGCACTTGCAACTAATCCCGACTCGCAGGATTCATTCAACTGTAACTTTGCCATAGCTGACGAGGTGGCTGCCTACAAGAAAGCAGCGCAGTACAACCGATTCAAGGAAGCTATGAAGGCGTATCGTAACAAGCTGATGATAGGCATTACCACAGCAGGAGATAACGCCAACTCATTCGGTTACAGGAGAATGGAATACGGCATAAAGGTCGTGAACGGAACGATAAAAGACGACTCGCTGTTTGTTATGATCGCACGTGCCGATCAAACAGAAAACGGTGAAGTCGACTACACAAATCCTATACAGCATCAAAAAGCCAACTTGAGTTACGGCGTGACAGTATCGCCCGAGGACTTAATGAACGAAGCGATGCAAGCACAGAACGACCCGCAACAGCGGAAGGATTTTCTGTCAAGGTCGCTGAACATATACACGACAGCAATAAAGGCGTACTTCGATATAGAAGAGTTCCGAAGAAGTGACGAGCAATACAACTGGACACTTGAAGAACTGCGGAAGCTCCCTATCCAATGGTACGGCGGAGCTGACCTGTCGAGGACTTACGACCTCACAGCATCAGCACTTGTAGGTGAGTATAAGGGAACGCTGATAATAATAACTCATGCTTTCTTCCCGGTGACACAGGCAGCGAGGAAAGCTGACGAGGACAACATACCGTTGTTCGGATGGGCTGATGATGGCTGGCTGACGATGTGCAATTCCGAAACGGTCAATTATTCAGATGTGGTCGACTGGTTCTGTGATATGCGGAAAATGGGCTTCAACATAAAGCTGATAGGTCAGGACAGGAAGTTCGCAAGAGAATTTTTCCTGCTGATGAAGTCCAAGAAGTTCAAGATCGTAGACCAGCCGCAGTACTACTATGTGAAATCACAGGGCTTCCGTCATATTGAAAAGGCAGCCAAAGATAAGAAATTATATTATCTGCACTCTGAAGCGTATGAGTACTGTGTTCAGAATGTCAGAGCGATAGAAAAAACAGACGATATGGTGCAGTACGAAAAGGTATCACCAGAGCAGAGGATAGACTTATTCGATGCTTCTGTGTTCGGTACTGTGCAGTTATTGGAGAATTTAGAGAAACGAGAAAAAGCTCGGGAATGGTGGGGAACTAAATGAGCATAATGGATTATTTCTTCAGAAGTACGGACAAGATAGGCAACGTTCGCACTTCGACTACCAAGAGCAACAGTATGGTCGGGATCCTGCTCGGCGATGATGACACAAGTTTAGCTTGTACTGGTTATACATCGCTCGCAGACAATCCAGAGGTTTTCACAGCTTGTCGCAAGATAGCGACTCTCATATCGAGTATGCCGATAATGCTGATGGAAAACGGCAAGAGTGGCGATACAAGGATATTCAATGAGCTGTCACGTAAGCTGGATATCGAACCTAACAGGAATATGACAAGGCGTACTTGGATGGAAGCTATCGTGATGAATATGCTTCTGTACGGCAGGGGAAATTCGGTCGTGAAGGTGTATACCTCAAGAGGTTACATAACGACACTTGAGCCTATATCAGCATCAAGGGTTTCATTCGCACCGAGTCCGACCGGGCGAAAGTATCAGATATTCATTGACGGAAAGCTGTATGATCCTGACGATGTGCTTCACTTTGTCGATAATCCCGACAGGCTCTACCCGTGGATGGGCAAGGGTGCGACTGTGGTTCTTTCTGATGTTGCCAATAATCTGAAACAGGCAAGCGTAACAAAGAAGGGCTTTATGAGTTCCAAGTGGAAGCCGTCAATCATCGTGAAAGTCGATTCGATGATAGATGAGTTCTCAAGTCCAGAAGGCAGACAGAAGCTACTTGATTCCTATGTGAAATCTTCTGATGTAGGCGAACCTTGGCTTATCCCTGCGGAACAGTTCGAAGTCGAACAGGTGAAACCGCTGTCACTTGCCGACCTTGCCATTTCTGATTCGGTCGAGATAGACAAAAGGACAGTCGCTTCTATACTCGGTGTACCGCCGTTTGTTTTAGGCGTAGGCGAGTATAACAAAGATGCGTGGAACGCATTTATTGCGAATACAGTCCGCGTTATTGCCGAAGAGATAGAACAGGAGATAACAAGGAAGCTGATACTCAATCCGAAGTGGTATGTGAAGTTCAACATATTGTCACTTATGGATTGGGATATTCAGACGGTGGCTAACGTATTCGGTTCTCTGTCTGACAGGGGATTCGTAACGGGTAACGAAGTACGTGACCGCATCGGTATGAGTCCTGTGGAAGGGCTGGACGAGATGCGTGTTCTTGAGAATTACATCGGTTGGGATTATTCGAACAAGCAGAAGAAGTTAGTACAAGAAGGTGACGAATAAATGGCACTACTTTGTAACAACTGCGAAGTAAAAGGAAAAACGCATCAGATTTGGTGCAAGCATACGGGTGAACCTTGTCTGCACGTTCGGTACTGTGCGGTATCAATGAAATACTATCAGACGGACGCAGCTGCGTTTTGCCCGATGAAAAAGGAGAAAGACGATGGAAAGAAGTAACAGACAGGTACGTTCCATAGCAACGGACTTCACAACGAGGGAAGCGGGCGAAGAACTCCGTATCGAGGGGTACTTCGTCGTTTTTAATTCCATATATCAGATAACTGACGACATGAGCGAATCGGTAGCACCGGGAGCCTTCAGAAACACTCTTGACGGAGATATCCGTGCGCTGATTGACCACGACTCAATGTATGTGCTGGGACGCACTCAAGCAGGAACGCTTGAACTGCGCGAGGACGACAAAGGTTTGTGGGGATCCATTCTCATCAATCCGAACGATGGGGACGCGATGAACCTTTACCAGAGAGTCCAGCGTGGAGATGTGAACCAGTGCTCATTCGGGTTCAACATTGTATCCGAGGAAACCGAGTTCCGAGAAGATGGCAGTGTTCATTGGACAATCACCGAAGTCGACCTGCTGGAAGTGAGTATTGTGGCGTTTCCCGCCTATGCTGAAACATCAGTACAGGCAAGAGAAAAAGATTTTGAAGAAGCAAAGCGCAGACAGGTCGAGCTTTACAAGACCGAACTGCGCAGGAAACTGAAAGGAGAAGAATAATGGCTTTAGGACATTGGGCTAAAACCTATCTCAATCCAAATGGGGGGGGTACAGAGCTTCCTTCAGTAACCGCATCTGACAACGGCAAGGTTCTCGGTGTAGATGGCGGTGAATATAAGTTAGTTGAGCAGAGTGGTGGCGACAGCGATGTATTCGTGGTCACTTTTACAGGTTCGTTATCTGGCAATCTTTCCGCAGACAAAACATTCGACGAAATGGAACAAGCTGCGTTAAGTGGCAAGGTAGTGATTGGTCACTATGATGGTAGTGGAGCAGGGTATTCTTTATCGACTTATTATTTGTCAGAAATGAACACAAGTAAAGGTAGTGGCGATGCTTCATTCACAAGAAGTTACGCATATGCGAGTGGCTCACAAACACAAGCATCTATTGCCACTATAAAGTGGGTCAAATCAACAGGTGCAATCACTTCAAAGACGGTAACAATCACAGCATAATAAATCACCCTATCTGCATTTAACAGAGAACCTTGTCCTATCTAAAGAAAGAGAGGACAAAATATGGCATTAGGACATTGGCTAAAAGATTATCTCGGACCGAAAGCGTCTGGTGAAGGCGGTGGAAGTACAGGAGGTAACCTCGTTGTAACTGTGAGCGTAGACAGGTCGGCAGGAACAGGAACGGCTGACAAAACTTTCGCTGAAATTGTCGAAGCACTTCCAAACGCTATCGCCCTTTTAGATGTGGGCGGTGGATATGCCGTATTTGAAGTGGAAGCATACGGGGCAATCGGTAATGTGTCGATTGTAAATATGGTTCGGCGCGGTACGGCAGGGTCTTCTGACATTAAAAAGCTCACGTTTAAGTCAGACGGAACAATCCAAGCATCGTAACTCACTTCACTATATACCATAACAACACGAAACACTAAATCTTAACTAACAAGGAGAAACAAATATGTTAAGAGCACTTATGATCAAAAAGTCTCTCGACGAAAAGCGTGCAGCACTCGCAAAGCTGACCGAAGGCGTTGACTTCGAAAAGCGTGAAGCTGAACTCGCAGGAATGATCGAAGAGATCCAGACACAGGAAGAGCGCGACGCTGTCAATGAGGAAATCGAGAAGTTCGAGACTGAAAAGGCAGATTTTGAAGCGCAGAAGAATAAGCTCGATGAGGAAATCAGAGGGCTTGAGAAGGAGCTTGATGAAATCGAAGCTGATGAGCAGAAGGCTCCAGAACCTATTGACGAAACAAAGGTTGAAAGAAAGGAAAACAAAACAATGGAAACAAGAAAGTTCTTCGGAATGAATTCACAGGAAAGAGATGCGTTCTTCAAGAGAGATGACGTTCAGAACTACCTCGCAGATGTAAGGACCTGCATGAAGGAGAAGAGAGCACTTTCAAACGTAGGTCTGACAATCCCGGAAGTTATGCTCGGACTTCTGCGTGAGAACGTAATCGAATATTCAAAACTCTACAAGCACGTTACAGTAAGAGCTATCAACGGCGAAGGCCGTGAGGTAATTATGGGCGTAGTTCCAGAAGCAGTATGGACAGAGTGCTGCGCTAACCTCAACGAACTCGATCTTGGCTTCTTCGATACCGAAGTAAACTGCTGGAAGGTCGGCGGATTCTTCGCAGTGTGCAACGCTAACCTTGAGGACAGCGACATCGCACTTGCAAGCGAGATCCTCACCGCACTCGGACAGGCTATCGGTCTTGCACTTGATAAGGCTATCCTCTACGGAACAGGTACAAGGATGCCTATGGGTATCGTCACAAGACTCGCACAGACAGCTGCTCCTGCAGACTATCCTGCAACAGCAAGAGCATGGGCTGACCTTCACACTTCAAACATCGTTTCTGTTCCTGCTGACACTGCAGATGCTGACCTGTTCAAGGCTATCGTACTGGCAAGCGGTTCTGCAAAGAGCAACTACAGCAGAGGTGAGAAGGTATGGGTCATGAACGAAAAGACTTATACATTCCTCATGGCTAACGCTCTTACAATCAACGCTAACGGTGCTATCGTATCTGGCGTTGAAGGCGGAATGCCTGTAGTCGGCGGTGTTATCGAGGTTCTGAACTTCGTACCTGATGACGTTATCATCGGCGGTTACTTCGACCTGTATCTGCTCGCAGAAAGAGCCGGTCAGAAGTTCGCTACTTCAGAGCACGTAAGATTCCTGCAGGATCAGACAGTATTCAAGGGTACCGCAAGATATGACGGTACTCCTGTCATCGCAGAGGGCTTCGTAGCGATCGGTCTGAACGGAACTACTCCAAGCGCTACAATGACATTCGCGCCAGTACAGGGGGAATAACAGACGGGGAGAACGGAGCTGACACTCTCGACCTTCACACGCTCACTAAAAAACAGCTTCTCGCTGTGGCTGATGAGAACGGGGTCGAGGGTGTTTCTTCTCGTATGACTAAAGCTCAAATCATAGATGCCATCGAGGAGGTTTAGTTATGAATGAATCAACAATGCTTCAGATGCTCAAGATAGACCTCGGCATTACTACTACGGCATATGACGAAAGGCTCTCACAGTACCTTACAAGCGCGAAAGACGCAATAACGAAAGAAGGTATCACTCTTGATGATTCCGTCATTTCAGACGGAAATCTCGTCGTTATGTACGCAGCGTGGATGTGGCGCAAGAGAGACACTAACGAAGGTATGCCGAGAATGCTTCGGTGGCAACTCAATAATCGTTTATTTGGTGAAAAGGTATAGATATGGACGATGTGATCAAACTGTTATCTTCGACCTATACAGTCGATGAATACGGCAATCAGGTTGAGAACGTAACCGCAAGACAGGTGTTCTGTGATGTGCGTTCTGTAGGACGTACTGAATTCTATCAGGCAGCGCAGAACGATATGCACCCGAGTTATGTGTTTTCTATATCGCATTATATGGACTATATGGGCGAGAAAGAATGTCTGTATACTGATTGGACGGGCGAAGAAAAAAGGTACGTTATAACGCGAACATACCGCACGGGTGACCGCATCGAGCTGACTGCAGAAGAGAAGGTGGGCGTAGATGTCTAATGTTGAGGTTCAGGTTCAGAAATATCTGGATGAGTATAACCACAAAGTGATCGAAGCTACAAAGGCATCAGCAAAAGAAGCCGCTGAGCTAACAGCGAGGACACTTCAGAATACGAGCCCGAGAAAGGTGCGCGGCAGGGGTCGTGGCCGATATGCCCGGGGCTGGACAACAAGGGAGCTTGAGGAAGGAATTCTGACAAGCTATGTGGTCTATAACAAGAATAACCCGGGGCTTACTCAAAACCTTGAGTTTGGACACGTCCTGCGAAACAGATACGGTACGTGGGGACGCGTCAGGGCGATCCCGCACATTGCGAGTGCAGCCGATGCAGGAATACAGCGCTTTGAACTCGGGATAAGAGCGAGGTTACGAAAATGAGTATATTTCAGGTATTGCAAAGCACGGGTCTGCCGTGCGCCTATTCGCATTTCAGAAAGAAGATCGAGCCACCGTTTATCGTTTACATAGGTAACGGTCAGTACGACTTCGGAGCGGATAACACCCACTACTACAAGCAAAATCATTATCAAGTCGAATACTATTTCACCAAAAAAGACGAGACTAAAGAAGAAGCCATTGAGAAAGCGCTGCTGGACAATGGCTTTTTATATGAAAAAAGTGAGGACGTTTACATCGCTGAAGAGGATGTATTCGTCATTTATTACCAAGTTTAAGGAGAACGAAAATGGCAAACAAAGTTGAATTCGGGATCTCGAATCTGTACGTGGCGACATACACAGTAGACGAAGGCGGAACTGTCACAATCGGCACTCCATATCATCAGAAAGGAGCGGTGTCCTTCAGCCCTGAGGAAAATTCAGAGCAGAACAACTTCTATGCTGACAATATCGTGTACTGGAGCGGATATTCGGGCGGTTCCATCGAAGGTGACCTCGAAGTCGCAATGTTCGATGATGCTTTCAAAACTCAGTTTCTCGGATATAAGGAGCTGACAAGTGGCGGTCTTGCAAGCGTGAAAAACGCTACAAAGCCAAATGTCGCGATCTTTTTTCAGGTCGA